CCGTAGTAGTTCCCCGTAAACCCATGCCCGGATGTTGAATAATAAACCCTCCCCCGCCATGTAGCCCCCACAACCCGCCGCACTTTCACCCGCACAAAACGATTTTCAGCGCCGGAAAATGCAATCACCAAGTGTTTCATTTGCGGAGTTGGGGCGGTTGCATTCAAAATCGAATACTCAGCCTGTACTGTCAAAGTCGCACGGACACCGGTAAAAGATTCGTTCGAGCTTTGAAATTGCCAGTTTTTAGTAACCTCTGTCTGTGGGGCGGGGTCACCCTCATTAGCCACTGAATGCCTGATTTTTATTTTTGTGGTTATTTCAGAATTAATTTGTTGCGCAGCGAACAAGTCACGCCCGGACAACGGTTCAATGCTTGCAGGAATGTTTGAGTATAGTTTTGTCCATCTTTCTGATTCTGCCCCAAAACTATCCTGAGATAGTGTTACTTGCTCGATATCAACCTTGTGGCGTAATCTCCCGGCTCTCATTCTGTCGCTCCTAAAATCCGGTATGGATACATAAGCCGTTCAGCAGTCATTGGGAGTTTTGAAACAGACACCCCAATGATGGACTCTTCTCTATTTTCGTACATTTCCCCAATTAACAAAAGCATGGCTTGTTTTAAACTTTGAGGCACTGCAACTGCCAACCCATAACCGCAAACAAAGCGAATAATAACCGCAGCCGGTATGTCTCTTGTTGATGGCCACGAAACCGCATAAGCCGGAACGATATACGCGTCATTTAGATTTTGAGTAACAACATATTGATCAGAGGCAAGCGTTTGTTCTACCCCGTCCGTATCATAATATTTTATTGATGTGATAGACCCCAGCGGCGGCAACGGAACAACAATCGGATAAACTCTACCCAAATCGGGAAACTCATCAAGTTTTAAATCCCAAGTTTGCGTAATTAACGCCCTGTTGGTATATTGCTCGACCTGATCACAAGCAGAGGTAATAAGCGTCCCGATTAAAGTATCATCATCATCGGTTGTTATACGCAAATGCGCCTTTGCTTCTATCAGGGTCACCGGCAAAACCTCAGGAGCAGTAATTTGTATTTTCATTTTGCAACCTTATTTTTTCTCGGTCGGCCGACAGCTTTATTTTTTGGAGCGGCCACAACTGCTTTAGACTCCTTTACTGCCTCAGCCCAACCTTCCGGCACAACGCAGTTAGCAAGATCATTAGATAATTCTCGTATTTCACCTTGTTTAAAATCCTCAACCACTGATCCGGCTTGTGATCCTTTAAAGTCTTTTAATATTTCATATTTCATGTTGTCACCAATGGGTTAGGGTGTACAGAGTGGTCATAATTAGTTTCAATTTCTTCCGCAGTCGGAAGAGACGATTTTTCTTTAAATTCGAGATTTATTTTTTTATTGTCTGTCTCGTCCTCATGAAAAATAACATCAACACAGTCGTAACCATAGAGTCTCGCGGCTCGTGTCATCATGGCATCCATAAGGCTCGTAGATTGTGGCAGGCTGATTTTAATTCCTCGTTGGGACGCAACGCCAAGCCAAAATTCAACACACGCTCTTCCTTTTTCTGCATCGTGCGAGTTAGGATAAGTAAAATCGTTACCAAATATCATGAGCTTTTCAACTCCGAGAAAAATAGCATAAGCAACAGCATAGGCGGCGGTTGAATTAAAATAATCATGACCAAATTCGTTTAGTACAGCCTCAAGCGGAAACTCTACCAATCCCGGGTAATCCGGGTGCGCTCTGCTTGTTACAATCGGACCCTTGTGGTTTTTAATCCAATCCAGCATAACTGAGATGTTACTTTCGGGCGCTGATTTTGCCCTTATCTCCTGTATTCTTACGTCGTCCATATGAAAAATTTTATCGCACTCAAAAACACCACCGAGTGCATTGATTCCCCATATTTCATCAGCCAGTTTATGTCTACCGCCGATCCGTTTTGTTACTTCCAAATATTGATTAACGGATGGGCCTAGGCCGAGTATGCAAACCGATTTTAATTTTTCCATTTTATTTTCCTCCTTGACAGGGTTTTTGCCGGTTACAGTGTCCGGCGACAGCATCGGTCAAGGCGATCTGTCTGCTTCATTTTTAACTTACTGGTGCAACGTGCGGATTATACATCACCGCAGCGATACCAACTATTCCGGTAGCGGCACCGGTTGGGACTTCGGTAATTTGCACATATCGTTTATTGCCAACATACCCAATTTTTTTGGCAACGTTAAGACCTGTTCCAGATGTTCTGGTTGTGGCTTGTACCGCAAGACCAGCCAATGCCTCAGTGCCAAGCAAGCTGGCATCTGCTACGGATGTCATTGTCCCGGTAACATCACCCTCTGCAACCAGGATACTCACCGCGTAACCAGTTGCTGCCGCTACTCCATAATGGATAAGAAATTCAACACCGCCATATCCTTGACGGTCAAGAATATCAGATGCCCGACCGGTGCCAGTTGTCCCGGCTGCAGCAGGCGTTAGCACGTGACTTACTTCTACGTTGTTGTGTAGGTCTTTATTCATAATCTTTTCTCCTTTCGGCTCTTAAAATTAACTAGCTGCAAATTTCATCAGCTTGATTGCCTCAAAATTGTAAATGCCACCACCGGAACGCCGTCTGAAATTAAACTTAGTTTTGCCTTTGGCGGTGTAGGGGTCGCGGATCAAGGTTGTCCCAGCGCGGTTTACTACTGCATACGCGCGGGGAATGTTTCCATACGCAATCGACAAACTATTTGCAGCGATAACGGGCATATTATCGTCAATTTCCACTGGAGATCCCAAAAAGCGACCACCAAAACCAGCGAGTGGGTCAGGCTGCCAGAGATAATATGATCCACTTCCGTCCTTCATTTGCCGTGCGGTCGCAAGCGTGGAATCTGCCATAAGAAACACAGCACCCGGACGGTATTGCTGTTTAAGCGAGTGTTGTAGGGAGATAAGATCATCAGCAGGGGCTGATGTTGCAAAAGCTCCAGCGGCGGTTGACGGGATATAACCAACACTACCCCATGCGTATGATGCGTTGGCTACTGTAGTGTAAGCCGTAATCCCTCGCGCCTTGCCAACACCATTTCCGATAGCATATTCAGATCCCAACCCTTCACCAAAACCAATCGCAGCTTCATCGGTGAGGTCTGCAGCTAAATCAATATAGGCATCCTCTAAGGTTTCATTAAAAACCCATGGCTCAACTTCAGCGGTAAAAACTTCTATTTCCAGTCTTGCATATTGTGGAGCCGTGGTTTCTCCGTCGGTTCCACCATCATCAACACGCGCCATCGTCATTCCGGCAGTTTTTACATTTTTCAGCCATTTATTGCTGCCAATGGTTACTTGTTTTGCTAATCTCCCGATGGCAGAAACGGTTGGCACTACGCGGTCGATTGCAAGATCCATCTCAGGCAATACAAGGTATCCGCCGTCGGGATCACTGAGGGTATTCATTGCTTTCTGTTGCATTTCTTTCAACCCTGAATCATCTCCAACACGCAAAAACTCTTTAAATTTCTTAGCATGGGCGACTTGTTCTTCGGTTGGCTGCCCCTCTTTGGGGATGGAAAAGCTCTTAGCTTGCTTAATCCCTTCCGTGTATTCTTCACGTAGCTCGATAAAGTCAGCGTCGATTTTTGCCAGTTTTTCCTGCAAGTCAGCAGGGACGTGACCTTTTTCCTCGATAGCTTTAAGGCGTAGTTCATTTGCCTCCTTAAAGTCCTCAAAATTTTTCGCCTGATCTTCAAGAATCTGTTTGATTTCCATGATTATTTCCTTTCGTTAGCAAAAATTGATGCATATTTTTTACAAAGATGTTCAAGTTCTGTAGTTTCTACATTTATTGTTTTAAGCCTCGACACAAAGCCTCGCGCCTGTGTCTTGGAAAATCCGCCTGCCTCCCGCAAGAATTTTTCCGCATCTGCTAAACTGTTAATTTCTTCAAGTTGTTTTACTGATTGGACAGTTGCCAATTCGTTAGCTGGGAATGTCACAAGGGATATTTCCCATAAATCGAGTTTTTCCAGCACAGATATACCAGTTTTTTTATCAAAAACTGAATCGATAACGTTGTATCCTATCGACATCCCGCTGATAGCTTTTATTTTTAGTAGCTCGTAAGCCTCGGCACCTCTTGAGGTTTTTAATGCAAGCTGCCCCTCAACAAATAAACCATGATCATCTTCAATCGCTCTGGTATATACGCCCACTGGCTCATTTGAGTTATGCTGCCACAATAATTTAGGCATTTTCTTTGCCAAACTATCTACAAAAGCACCCTTTATAACCTGGTCGTCGTATAAGTCAGTATAATCGAAAACCGATCCATAACCGGTAAATTCGCCAGTATCAGAAAGGCTCTTGACCTCAAGTGGAACAGCTCTATAATCGCGCATTTTGATCTCCTATTGCCAAATTGACTGGGGTTAAAGGTATTCCCAAACCATCAATCGGGTTTAAATCCAACAACTCTCTAGCTTCGTTTCTGGTCATGATCCCAATATTTACTAACCTATACAAATATTCAGCAGTATCTTTTAACGCGCCGCGCATCAAACCGGCTGCGATGAATTTTACATAATATCCTGCGGCTCGCGACTGCGAAGTAAGCAATTGAATGTTGAACTCCTGCTCAATCCTTGTATACCACGGGGATAACGTGTGAACAACGTGAGCTAGGAACATCTGTTCAGCACTGGCATAAGTCGCGGTCTTATCTGCGCTGCCGACCATTATCGGCATAACATTAAAAAACCGGCACACATCCTCTATCTGAAATCTTCTGGTTTCGATATGTTGAGAGTCCACGCCGCTCATAGCCATTTGAATAAATTTAGCACCACGGTCTAAAATCATTGTGCTATTTGATTTTTTCCCATTATACTCAGCCTCAATAAAGTCTTTTAGTTTTTTATGTTGCTCAGGCGTTAAATTACCCTCCACGGTATATAACCCGGACGGTTTAGCTCCGTTCGCAAATAAGGTCGCGTGGTTTTCTTCTGCGGCGATTGATAATCCGATTGCTTCCCTGGCTAGGGAAACGGTATCAAGCCCGCCAAGACTATCCCAGGACGGGCCGCGCAGATGCAACATATAATCAGCCGGTATTTCAATATCCGTCCCTTTTATTTTGTATTTTAAGGGCTCCCCAATGTTTTCGGATTTTACAACGGTTACATCATTTGGTTTTATATTAACTAATCCTATAACTTCTTTTTTCAAATCCCTATAAATATAGGAAAAGGAATCGCCAGTTAAAACCATGTGTATCGCAGCAGTCTCCCTCCACCGAAACGACGTACAATATTTACTTGTTTTGGTATGCAGCACATCATAGAGTGGATGCTTATCAGCAACAGTCCGGGAATCCCCGGATATTTTAAAAACTTTAAGCGGCACCTGGGATATACCATTTGCAATAACCCGTGCACACGCGAACACAGTAGCAACCCGCAAAGCAGTATCTATGTTTACATTTTTCCCAGATTTACTCTTGTTTCCATCAACAAGCAACGCCAACAAATCTGCCGGGGTGGTAGCTCCTTTTTTTTTAAATGGCCACATTTTTTAATTTTCCCAAAATGAAGATGAATCGTTCATAAAAACTATTGCTCGGCCGACGGCCATGATTAAAGCAACCATGCCGTCAATTTTATTATCAGCCAAATCTTTGTTTGGATATATGTTATCTTTTTGATCCATTTTAGCCGTAACGTTGCTTGCCATCCATGCAAGTACGGGGTTATTCCTGTGAGCTAGTTTATTTTCCTTAACTAGAGATTCAACAAATTTCATCGGCTCTGAGAAATTCTTGACTGTTGCCCCATATTCAACCATTGGCAGCCCCTCAGCTACCATTCTTGTAGCTATTTGCGTCGCCTGATATGGGTCATAGGGGATTTCCTCAACTGCGTAAAGACTTGCATCTGACTTTAAATCTTCTTCAATATATTCAAAATCTATAATCGCCCCCGGGGTTAATGTCAAAAACCCAAGTTTAGCCCATGTCTGATAGTGCGAGGCATTGGGCCCGCCGTTTTCGACCATATCTTCCGGTAGGTAAAAACTACATATCACTTGCCAGTTTGGGTCTTCTCCGTCCGGTGGAAATACATTAACTTTAGCAGCTATATCAATTTTTGATGCTAAATCCAAAGCAGTAAAGCACCGTCTGCCAATAAGTTCACCTGTTTCAACTCCATCCGGTGCCTGCCCCCATTCCTGCAAATTGATCCACGCATTTTTTGCACCACACCAGATATTACAATGTTTAGTTTTAAAAACATTCTGAAGCCTGGTATTTTGGATTGCAGTGGCTAATTGAGCTAATAAAAAATCTTCACTTACCGACACATTGTAATTAGGATTAGCTTTTTTTAAAGACTCCGGGTCTGTCCACTCATCTTTCTTGTCGAGAGTATAAATAATCCCAAACATTCTTTCATCGTGAATTGTTCCTTTTAAAACTTTAATCAGATAATCTCTTTTTGCATAACAAGGGCCAGCTATATTTACGCCAGCAGTCGTTATAACAACAATCATCGGTTGCTCGCGTGACCCCATCCCTGTTTTCATAGCATCAAACAAAACATCCGTTGCGTGTTCGTGATATTCATCAACCAGCGCACAGCTTGGGGATGACCCGTCGCCGGGGTTCCCAATAACCGGCTCAAACCTGCTGCCATCTTTTTCTATATATAAATTTTTAGCATTAACTTGTATACCAAAAAAAGATTGTAGCTCAGGGGTACGCTCTACCATCAGCTTGGCTGGTCTGAATACCTCCCATGCCTGTTTTTCGGTGGTCGCTCCACTGTAAATTTCCGACCCGTATTCGCCATCAGCACAAAACATATAATCGCCAATACCAGCAGCGATAATGGATTTTCCGTTCTTCCTGGGAATTTCGCCGTAAATTTCTAGAAACCGCCGCATTCCATTTGATTTTTTCACCCAGCCAAAAGCAGTCGTTAAAATAAATTGTTGCCACGGTTCCAACTTGAGCTTTTTTTTCTCAGCCGCCCAATGCCCTTTGACATGTGGTAGCCTTTGGATAAATATACAAATACGCTCGGCTTTTACAAAATCAAACTCATACTCCCAATTCTTTTCAAGATCATCAATTTGTCTTTTGCATGCTAATTTTACAAACTCACATGCAGGGGTAGATCCATCAAGCACACCACTAATATAATCAAACGCCCCTGCCACATTCGGATATAATTTACGTTCTTTTTTGGTAATCATCCAAACTCACTAAAACTATTATCTTCTTTTTTTGGAGGTACGACTAACCTTGTTCTGCAACTCGGGGTCATACCAAATTCAACCATAAATTTGTGCATCATCTGCATTGATCTGTTAGCGATCCCAACCAGCGGGGACTGGATAACATTCCCGTTTGTAGTTTTTATCATTAAACCACTTTCGACAATACCCTCTTCAGCCTCGACCCACCGTTGATAACATTGGCAATACGCAGCAAGAGCAACACGGTCAACCTCCGTTATCAGCCCGATTGAAAAAAGTTCCCTGGTAATTCGGTTCCATTCTTTTTTGGCTTCACCGATTATATGATCAGGAGCTTTAGGTATTTTCTTTTCAGGCTGAGGCTCATTTTTATTAAGTGGCCGCTTGCCTGGATTACCTTTCATTATTTTAAGTGCTGTTGGTTGCGGTTTCGCCCCACGCATGTATAACCTCCAAATTAAATATGGGAAACTCAATCCCCGCATGATCTATTAACAAACCGCAGATCCGAAGATGTAGATGGATCTATTATTCCTGCTACTCCTTCAGACCTTATACGCGCCGACCTGTAACCCCGGCGGTTTTAAATGCGCCCAGAAAAAAGTGAC